TTATCTTGCTGGGGTTCTTTTTATCTAAAACATACACTTATGATGAATAGGGGGCCTCAAGGGGACCCAGAGTGTGTAAAAATACCCACACAATGAACAATAATCAACAGGAATAAGCGTGAGTTTCATTTCTTACGAATGGCCGAAATTGGTCGATAGCAACTATGCGGATCAGATTGTGGAAGGGCTTAAGGATGGACTATCGCCGTTTGATCCTTCTTTGGGGGCGCGGGCGGTTATGTTTGGTGTTGCGGGAGGGGAGGCGCCTGACGTCCGCGTTACGATTCTTGTTGAGAGCGATGATGTGCTTGGTTATGCGCTTTACACTGACACAGAGCTCAAGGAAATTTTTGTCTTGCCTGAGCATCGCTATAACGGGTATGCCGATAAGATTTTAGGTGAAGCGCGAAACTGGTACAGAGGTAAGGGTATTGAAGCGGTTGATGTCACTATAGCGCCTACTGAAGAGGCCCGAAGATTTTGGCATGCTCGGGCCATTCATGGCATTGGGGAGAGTCAGTTATTAGTTGATGAAGATTAGCTTCGCGTAGCTAAATACAGAGCCTTACTTTCTTCTCGTTGCCGGTCGATGAATTCAGCCAGGTCTGAGATATGCACCATTCGGGGTGCTTTCTGACTATCAGCCGTGCGGAATGTCGGAATTGGCAACTTATTTTCAGATGCCTTCCTTTCAGCTGTTGCAGATTTCATTCCAAAAAACTTTTCGCATACCTGACTTAATGGAACTGTTGCGGTTTCATATTCGGCCATCAGTAAAAACATTGTGTTCATTATTTTCTCCACTCCTGCTGCAACAGGTAATTCAGCCGTGACACGTCACGGTGTGATGTTTAATTTTGTCTCAAGCCAGCCGCTGGTGGCCCAGCACTGCGAATCACCTTGGCAGGGGCACGCGCTGACCGGCAGACGATCGCCACACTTCCCGCACTGGCGCTTCGCCAGCGCTTCCATCTGGTGCGCCAGCTCAGCCGCGTCCTTGCGGATAAGCATGGTGATGTACTCGTTCAGCTCATACGGTTCACGACCAGGGCGCCGGGCGGCGCAGTTCTGCGCCAGCATCTCGACTTCCTGACTATCCAGCTTCAGCTCCAGCTTTTTACCGCCGGCAGCGGCCTGCCTGGCACGCTGCGCGGCTTTGCGTTCGGCGGGGGACTTAGGCATCAGTCGTCGTCCTCATCCCAGTCATCATCATCGTCGCATTCACCCCCATCACCTGAGAAAGCTAAAAGCGGGATGGTCGCTGCAAGCATCTCGCTGGCTGCACCGCGAAGCTGAAGCCTACGTAAAGCCTCAGATAGCTCAAATGCTTCTATGCGCTCTGGACCTAAATCAAGCGATGCAGCATAGCTATACGTCTGACCGACGAGCTTGTGAAGGCTCTCATAAATTTCCTGTTTATTAGCCATCACTCCACCTCCGGCGCTGCTGCCAGCATGGCCGCCCAACACAAACGCGTGAGGTGCGCTGCCTGCTGGCATCCGCTCATCGCTTCGTAGGCTTCCCATTCATCAAGCTTGCTGAAGAGGACGATAGGCGCAGATTCGAAGCCATCGATAACCATCCTTTCAGTTGGCTCGATTGGCACGAGCTTCCAGCCTGACGGTATTGCTGTCGCGGTAACGGGCTGAGCCAAGTAGAGGGGGGCTGGTCGATAAATTAGATTTTCTTTCACTAAATGCTTCGGCTTAAGCCATGAACCAAAAGTCGCATTGTCTTTGCGCTGCATTCCGTACCCGACAGGTTTCGCCTCCAGTGCCACCAAAGCAATTTCGGTGGTGGCCAACTCTTTTTGCAACTCCTCCCTGACACTTTTAAGTACGTGCTGCTTTACGGCAAATTTGAGGCCTGCCAACTTCTCTTTGTTGAAGGCGATCAGCGCCTTTCGCTGCTCTTCCGTATATGCCTGCATCATTCCGTCTCCAGCATCATCAGGAACACAATCATTGCGGCGCGGAGTGGGTTTTCATGCTCGGCGCGACAGAAATCTTCCCCCTTGCTTATACCTACGCAATTCCACATCCCAGTAGGCTCTATGAACCCCTCAGTTTCATCGGTAAAATCGTATACAGAGTCTAAGGATATAAGGTTATTTTGAATAATCGGCCCGGCGTCAGCCCATGAGTTGCAGTAACGAACGACACGGGTCTCCAAATTTCCAAACCATACGACCGCTTCACCTGCGAAGTTTGTTATCTTCATGCCGGGATGAATGATTGCTGCTACCGCTGCATTGATTTCAAAGTCTGACATTTCGCTGTAATTCATCACTCACCATCCTTACCGGCGCTGCCGCGCAGCATGTCCATCTCCAGCTGCGAGATGAGGTTGATAACATGCGATACGCCGGGCTGCTGGTGGTTGGTCATGGTCTGGACGTATTTCCGCGTCTGCACGACTGCTTCAGCCTGGAGCGCCTTAATCCACTCGTTAGCAGCTGGCGTCACCATTGCGGCATTCAGGTTGGCAACGAGGCTCATATGGTCGCCAGTGGCGTTCAGCGCGGCGATAGCGTCCGGCATGATGCTGTTAATGCGCAGCACTTCACCTGCCATCACACTGGCGCGGGCGTTCGCGACGTCGAGACGTGTAGCGAGCTCGCTTACCATCTTGGCCATATCCATCAGGCCAGTATCGGCTGAGAGGTTTTTGGCAAAGGAATGGCCAGCGGCAACAATTTCTTTAGTCGATTTTGCGTTGAGCATGTTGGGCGCCTCAGTGGATGGTGATGTTGCGGTACATTTCCTCAGCCATGCGCTGAGCTTTAATCGGGTTCTTTACCAGCTCACCATCCGGGGCGATCCAGCCGCGTAAAATGCTGGAGTAGGGGAAGATGATGAGCCCGACTCTGATGTCGTCATTTGGCTTTTGCATGATTCGCTCCACTCAGCTCAAACGCTGAGGCATAAGAACAATCTTCGCCTTTTCGCCGTAGGTACTGATCTCAATAAGAGAGCCAGATGTATTGCCATTGGGCTTAATGCAGATTGATTCGAATTTCGGGTTATAAAGCTTGGCGACTTTCTCAACGTCGGCGAGGTATCTGGCGTTAAAGCCGATTTCTGTAACGGCAACGTTTTCTTTTGGAATGACGCGGTCAACATCCGGGTATTTCCCATCGACAACCTCACACAGCCCCAGATTTACCCGCTGTTCCAGACTGTCGAAATAGGTAACTACGCCGCTATCAGTGTCGATCTCCGCTCTGGCAAAACGGGTGAACTTTGGGCCTTTGAGACGGACGATAATGTTTTGCTCAACTGATTCGGTCTGATGCTCGCCAACAAACAGGCGATGTCCGTCAGTTGCATAAAGTTTTTTGTTTGGGGCAAAGCACATGCCGATCAGGTAGTAGCGAGGATCGGTTTTGGCCTGAAAAAGCAGAGCTGAAAGCATCGCCGGTCTGCTGAGTGTTAAAACCATATTTGACATTCTCCACACGATTTTTGATTGCATGAATCCCTTGCCAGTGACGGCAATAAAAAACTTAGGGATTCGCTTAAAGGGCTGGTGGGTTACTGCAATAACCCACAGCCTGATTTCTCCACACCGAAACATCGAAGGGTATTGTGGTGCCGGGTGCCTCCCGGTGCTCTGGCCAAGCTGGCGAACTCCAGAGCGGTGACCTTTAAACTCTGAGCATCGCACGATAATCAGGATGCCAGCTCTCCGCGTGCGCTAGCCGCATTCACCACAATGAGGAGGGCATTCACTCCACGTCTCTAAGTGTTCGAAAACACCCGCTTTGCAAATGCCCTTTTCATTGTGAAAAAAAGAGCGGTTAAATCAGATTGCGAACTGAAGAAACCGCCAAACAACACACCGTCATCCATCAAAAAACCGGCTTTGCTGCCGGGATATCGACACAGCACTCCAACAACACGATCCCCGCGTCACCATCGCAAACAAGCTCGGCATCCGGGAACAGGTACAGAAAAGTGATCAGGTCCCAAAACTTGGTGTTGCTCATGTTCTTGACCATTCTCATCTCAAAATCCGTAAGTGACCTCTGATGAGGGAAACAATAATGCGGATATGCATATAACGCAAGTGATAAAATGCGTTATTTGCAAACAATAAATGTTAAAGACGCAAAAAAGCCCGGCAGAACCGGGCTTATCGGGCTTGTAAGGAGGGGTTAGCCGTGTCGTTTGAAGGATTGCGACTGGCTGATCATGACCTTGCCAAAAATATAAAAGCGATGCTCATTCGATTCATCAATGAACCAGTCACGGTATCGGGTATTGTCAGAAATGACGACGATTTTATCGGGAACCATCTGTAAGCGCTTTATGTGAATTTTTCCATCGAAACCAAACACATAAATGCCATCACCGTCAAACTGATTCACTGAAACATCTACGAAAACCAGATCTCCTGGCTCGATAGTGCCCGACATACTGTCACCGCGGACATTAACCATTTTGACCGTAGTCGCAGGCTTACCGCCGAAGAAGTTCTTGGCATGCTCAGTGTTGTACTCAATAGAGCGAATGACATCGATAATGTCACTACCAACAAAGGCTCCTGGGCCAGCACTTACATTTACATCAAGCAAATCCACACGATACACATCCCCCCCTTGTATAACCTTAACCATATCCTTACTGTTATTATATACAGTATTTTTTGGATCGGAGGGAATAAATAATTCACCGAGGCTTACATTTAGCGCATTAGCTATTTTATTAAGCGATTGCTCGGTAAAGGATTTTTGCTTTCCTGTCTCAAGGCGTGAAATGTTCGCCTGGTCTACGCCTACGGCATCAGCCAGGTCGTTCATTGTCAGCCCGCGCGCAAGCCGCAGTTCTCTGATTCGATTTCCTATGTTCATGTGCCTATTTAATGGCTGGTTTGCATAAAACGCAAATTAACTTGCGCAATCCGCCAGCATGAAATAATATGCGAATTACGCAACTAAGGGGGTTAAAAATGTCTTCACCGTTACGAAACTTGCGTAAATCGCAAGGCAGAACATTAAGTGAAGTAGCCGGCGCCATCCATCTGGATGTAGGCAACCTGAGCCGTATTGAGCGCGGTCTGCAGGTGGCATCACTAGATGTAGCAGAGCGCCTGGCTTTGTTCTTTAAAGGCGAGATCAGCGAGCTGGAAATTCTTTATCCCCAGCGCTACCTGACCAGCACCGAGACTTTAACAGCTACGCCATCCGTAGCGAAACCACAGTAGAGAGGGCTTAGCCGTGGGTAAACCTGAGTGGCAAATAGAAAAGCAACCAGCCTGGCTTGTGGCTGCGATCCGTAAAACCATAACCAGTATGCCTGGCGGTTATGCAGAAGCAGCTGAATGGCTGGGCATCACAGAGAACGCGCTCTTTAACCGCCTGCGCCTTGAGGGCGACCAAATATTCCCTATGGGCTGGGCGATGGTTCTTCAACAGGCCAGCGGCACGAAATACATCGCTGACGCGGTTTCGCGGCAGTCGAACAGCGTAAATGTCCCGATGGTTGAGATCGAGGATGTTGATAACGCCGACATCAACGAGCGCCTAATGGAGTCGGTTGAGTGGATCGGCAAGCATTCCGCCTATCTGCGTAAAGCCACAGAGGACGGCGTAATTGATGCGGCTGAAAGGGAGCAGATTGAGGAGAACAGCTATCAGGTAATGGCTAAGTGGCAGGAGCATCTGACGCTGCTGTATCGCGTTTTTTGCCCGCCAGATAAGGCGAACGCCCCAGGTTGCAGCCCGGAGCGTTCAGTTGCGACCAAATCACTTGGTGTGGAGAAATAATCGCATGAGTAATTTAACCAGAAAACCGGTTGCACGGCAATTTTACTGCTTCCCGATAAAGGGTGGTAAAGGTCCCGCATCGTTCCGATATGAGGAAATAGTAAGCGGCCAGCGAATAGTCCGCAACCACAGCGAAACTGCAGAAGCTGTGGGGCAGTTCAATTTGGCAGGCTGCAGGGTGGCAGTATGAGCAACTTGATTTCACTTCTGGATCGGCCAATAGCTTACCAGGCGTGCTTTGTTCGCTTTGGTGGGGTTACTGGCGCCGTGCTGCTTTCTCAGTTCGTCTACTGGCATAACAGGATGGACGGCTCTTGGTTCTATAAAACTCAAAAAGAAATCAAAAGTGAGACTGGTCTGTCTCGTGAAGAGCAGGAAACCGCTCGCCGCCGTCTGATATCAGCTGGCGTGTTAGAAGAAGCTCGCCGGGGCGTGCCTGCAAAACTTTTCTTTAGGGTTAAAGCTGATCGCTTAGAAGCGCTTCTACTAAAGAGTGAGGATAGGCGGCAATCAAGTATGCGTGAATCCCGCAATCAAGGAAGCGGCAATCCCGCAAACAAGAATGCGGACATGCCGCAGGCAAGTTTGCGTGAAAGCCACTCACCAGCGTGCGGGAAAGCCGCAATCATTCATACAGTAGATTACCAAGAGACTACTACAGAGAGTACAACAGAGACTTCTTGTCAGGTTGCTGCGCAACCCGACCGCGATGTTGAACTGACTGATCACGCTAAGAAGGTTCTTGCTCACCTCAATATGACTACCGGCGCCAAATTTCAGGTTTGCAAATCATCCCTGGAGAATATCCGTGCGCGGCTGGCAGAAGGTTATGAGCTCGGTGAGCTGTTGCTGGTGGTCGATTATAAAAACGCACACTGGCAGAACACTGAGCAGGCCCAGTACCTACGCCCAGCAACTCTGTTCATACCCAAAAACTTCCCTGGCTATCTCCAGTCTGCGACCAAATGGGATAAATCAGGGCGCCCACCATGCGTGAACGGCAAATGGCAGCGCGATGTGATGCAAATGCCCAGCGCTAATTACGAAATCCCCGATGGCTTCCGTGGCGCTTAACAGGAGACGCGACGATGAATACTGAGCAAATGATTCTGGCGTACCTGAAAGAGCATCCGGGCCTGACGGCTTCCGAACTGGCGAATGGGATGAGGGCGAACGTGCGAACTGTACGCGAAGCAGGGAAAACGCTGCTAACAATGGGCGAAGTCTACATGGACATAAAGTTCCGCTACTACCTGGTTGAAGAGGCAACGGCTGTAGATGCCGAATACGCGCGCCTGAGCAAACTGGCTATGTCTCTTCAGGATCGCAACTGCTGGAGCCGAGCGGCAACGGTCTGGCTGAACGCGATGGACGCCACGGCTAAGCCTCGCTTTCGTGACCAGGCTGTAGCGCGCCGGCGGATGTGCATGCAGAAGGCTAAGGCCTTGAGGCCGAAGCCGAGCGCCGACGCATGGGGTGGCATCTGATGAAAGCCCGTGTACTGCGCCATTACGAGCGCAACGTGATTTTTTACCAAAGCATTCGCACTGCGGCCCTGATGATCGCCGCGCTGATCGTTACCCTGTCCTGGGAGCTGGCAAACAAATGACTAACTTAGCAAGAATTTACGACAACAAAGCAAAGACCGAAACCAACATCACTACCCGCAAAACTTATCTTCTGGGCGTCGATGAGCTCTATGTCGAAAGTGGTTACAACATTCGAGAGATTGACCAAACCCACGTCGAAGAATTCCGCGATGCCTTCATCGCCGGTGAACACGTGCCTCCGCTCGCTGTGCAGGTTACTGAGCAGGGCATTAAGATCATCGATGGCCATCACCGCTATCATGGCGCGCTGCTGGCGAAAGATGCTGGCTATGACATCCGCCTGGAGTGCAAAGATTTCGTAGGCTCCGAGGCCGATCGCATAGCCTTCATGGTAACGAGCAGCCAAGGGCGCGCGCTGGAACCGCTGGAACGTGCGGCAGCTTACCAGCGTATGAGCAATCAGGGTATGGAACCGGCAGAGATAGCGAAGAAGGTGAAGCGCTCTATTGCTGACGTGGAGCATCACCTGCAGTTGCTTACCTCCGGTGATGAGCTGATCGCCATGGTGAAAAACAGAGAGGTCGCGGCGACTACTGCAGTGGCGCTGGTGCGTGAGCATGGGGTGAAGGCTGGGAGTGTAGCCAGAACGCAGCTGGAGAAGGCTAAGGCGACCGGTAAGAAGAAACTGACCAAAGCCGACGCGATGCCGCAGTTCAGCGCCGCCCGCGCCCGTCGCCTTGTGGAACTGCTGTGTGACGCTCAGAAAGGCGAAGCCGAAGAGGGGAAAGGCGCGCTGCTTATCGACCTCAGCCATATTGAAGAAGTTATGGCTATCATTACCGAATACCGCTCAGGCATTCCCGCCGGCGCGGCGCAGCCTGCCGTAAACGCTGATAGCCAGTATGACGAAAACATGCCGCTAACCCGCGCGGGCATCCTTGAGCAAAGCGGCGTGGAAGTCTGGGCCTGTGCGGCCGCGATGTTTGGCGACAAAGATATTTACCCATTTCAGGAGTCGCGATATGCGCATACATGGGCGGCGGATTCTTTCGAAAATCCAGCGGTAGTGGTAGTGCCGGCGGAGATTCTTGCCAAAGCACAGCGTCTGAAGCAGAAGAAGCTGGAGAACGCGGAGCTTAAAGCGTGGGTAGTCGCTCAGTATCCCGATCTGGACGATGTGCTGGTAATGGAAAAGTTTAACCGCTTCAGTTCAATAGCCATCGAGACGCGCCTGAATACCGAAATGAACATGGCGCAATTCATCGCGTTGGTAGAGCGGACGGACAGATCAAACTGGGACAACATCCGCATGCTGCGCGCCGCCGTCGCCGAACTGGTAGGACAGATAAGCATTCTAGATATAGGAGAGATTGGATAAAGGGGATTCTACTTTTTCCAGCCAATGCATGATAACCGGTGATGTTTCAGTATGGATGTGAAACTGAACAATACCTAATTTTTACGTGAAAAGAATTCAAGTTTAAACGCATCTCTCAAGAGATGAAAAGAGGTTGAATTTAAACAATATTCAGCTCAATTAAAAATAATGCTGTCGCCTGAGGTCTTTTGCAGACCTCAGGTTGCAATGCAATAAATTATGCTTAGGTGTAAGTGAACAATTAAATTTTCTTACTCCCAGCGGGGGAATGCCGTACTGCCTTTAGGATTCTTTGACCTTTCTTTAATGAAATGGAATAGTCATACCGTAAAAATGGGAGATAATCTTCATCATTTATAAAGTGTTTTGATTCATCCTGGCAAAGGGGGCAATATTCTAGGCGAGTACATCGCCTGGACGCTACAGAAAATGCCTGGTTAGGCGTATAAAAGCTGCCGATAAAAATGCGAGATTCTGGGCTGGGTAAACTCGTGCAATCTTCACAATGCAACTTTAAGGTGCTGCTCTTTTCTTTACCAACATAATATTTCAATGGTTTTAACATGTTGTTGCCTGTTTGCTGTATGAGTCATCAACAGACCCAAGTTTGAAGTGGCGCATTAAACTTAGAGTGATTGCAGTTGCTCGCGCTCTGTTTAATTTTTTAGAGATATCATATTTTTCTGTATTCAATAATGCTTAAGTCAGAGCATCTGACTTCTGCCTCATATTCACTTTGATCTCGGGTACGTGTAATAGTAAAAGGTACGATAACCCGCGTGCCCTGTTTGCCAATGGTTTCGTTATGAAAAAGGATAGAGTCAATATTAATGACTTTTTTTCCAAACAAGCTGGATTGATGTCTGGCAAGAAGGTCTTTTTCTACTTTAGAAACTGCAACGCTTGTGTTTATATTCGCGCAAATGCTTCTCTCTTCTGTTTTGCTTTTATTCTTTGAGTGCGCGTTAATTCCACCTAAAAGAAGAAAAACACCTAAGACTGCTAATGCACCAACCTTCAAGTCCTGATTCATATTAAAGTTCCCTCTGTTAATATGCGTCCATTTTCCAGTATGCATCATGGTTAAACAAATGTTTTTTTTATAAAACATATGAGTCATGCTAAAGTAAAAGGTGAGGTTATTTCATGGGGAGACTATGTTATAGATGGTTTTAATACCATTTTTTGCTTGATGTGAAATAAACTAACAGCTTCTAACTTGGGAAAACTGAACGTTAGTTGACTTTTTTTCAAGTGATCTAGGCTTTTGCATTAATTTTACGCTGATAAAATTTTTTAAAACTCAAATGTGCATGTTTTAAGTTTTTTATAAACGGTACTAGTTGAAAGAAAATTCACACGTTGGGTGACATTATGATTAAAAAAATTTAGCACTTTTTGATAAGTGACGGAACTAGTCAATTCTCGTTTTGAAGCTTGTAGGTTATGTCTAAGCACTAGCACTCTTCCTTTTTTTGCTTCATAGAACAAAAACTATCATGCACTCCATAAACGCCCAGTTCGTAAAAGTCCAAAATCCAAGCTACTCATGGGATGGATATGGGGTTCACTTCAGGAATGGAATCATCACGTTTTAGCAATGGTCGATAATGGTTCGAACCCAGCTGTTCAGGATATCTGAACGGAATGAATGCACTTAAATCGTGAATTTTTTTCTCGAACCACTATGATGGCTCTGTCGATCAGCGTTTGCAGACGCTACCGGCAAAGGTTGGTCCCGTTCATTTGCCGATGAGGGGGCGGGACCGGATAAAACTAATGGTGTGGAGAGCAAAATATGCCGAATCAGGTACTGGGCGCAGCTGCGTCTGGCGTAAACCCCGTAGTTATCTCTTCGAACGCTTCCGTTAGCGTTCCCGTTCTCATGTATCGCGATCAGCGTGTGATCACCACTGAGCTATTAGCCAGAGGCTATGGCACTGACGAAGCCAACATCCGTAAAAACCTTTCACGCAACGTTGGTCGTTTTGTCGAAGGGATTCATATCTTCACCGTGGATGGCGACGAGCTCCGCGATTTGCGAGTGACTAATAGTCACGCACAAATTTCATCCAAAGCCAGAAGCCTGACGCTATGGACAGAGAAGGGCGCCGCGCGCATGTCAAAAATCGTCGATACGGATGAGGCATGGACCCTCTTTGAAGGGCTGGAGGACAGTTATTTTCGTCTCAGAGAGGTCGGCGGGCTTCTGCTGCTGGACATGAACGATCCGATTAAGCTGGCGCGCGCATGGGCTGATGCTATGGAAGCGAAACAGCAGGCGGAAGTACTGACCCATCGACAGGCGCAATATATCGATCACCTTGAGAACCTGTTTAGCGATGGGCTTTCACCTGTCCAGTTCTGCAAGCGTCTGAATGGCGTCAACGTCAGCAAGGTAAGCGCATACCTGCAGGAATCCAACTGGCTCTATGACGACAACCCTAACGGGAACCATGCTCACTGGCGAGTACGCTCTCAGGCGCGCGATAGATACCTCACAGAGAAGAGCAGCCAGATAAACCCGTCATCGGCGGCCAGCTTCACCAGCTACCAGCCCGTTCTGCTGCGTGAGGGCGCAGTGTGGCTTTATCGCCGCTATCTGAAAGGGCAACTGCCAATGAAACAGTCCTGGAATGGTGAGTTTACCCATGACAAAGAACTGGCGGGCAATGCATGAGGGCGCTACTCACACCGGAAGTGGCTCCGCGAACGGGGATAGTCCTGTTCAAGCCCGGCTCAGAACTGATGAGCCTGTTTCGTGGGCGCGTACTCATTAGTACGCCGACTGGTGATATGGCTGACCTGCCATCAGGGAAAATCAACGATGGCAATCAGCCCTTACTGGATGATCCGTTGCTGAATTCCTTCTTCCGCCATGAGCGCGTTATTGCCGCAGCTGGTGGCTTTCCCGATCTTACTGTTTGGGTAGGGATGATTAATGCATGCCAGTGCGACGACGGCGACGGCTTCCACTTCTACGAAATAACAACGCTCGAAACAGAACAGGGCGTGCTGTCGCTCTGTTATCACCATGACAACAAGCTGCGCAATAACGGCGTATCTGGCGAAATGGAGGAGGTTGCTGCCGCGAACGTCGCAGCGTGGATCATTCACAGCGCCTGCCTCGATATGGGCCTGCCTGCTAACCATACGCTGACCTTGCCCGAACTGTGCTGGTGGGCATCCATCAAAGACGTAATCGACCTGATACCCGAAGCGCCGGCACGCCGCGTTCTGAAGATGAAGGCAGAGCCGGTGGCTACCGGAGCGCTGAAGGAATCACTGATTGCCCCAGAACGGCCGGGGCGAGAAGTATTACAAGAGGCCGGAGAGGTGGTGAAGAAGGTTATCAGCCTGGTGGCGGACCCGGAGTCACCGGAATTGTTTATGCTTCGTCCAAAGCGTAAGCGCTGGGAAAGCGAGAAGTATACGCGCTGGGTAAAGGCGCAAAAGTGCGCCTGCTGCGGTAAGCAGGCAGACGATCCGCACCACATCATCGGACACGGTCAGGGAGGAATGGGAACGAAGGCGCATGACCTATTTGTGATACCGCTTTGCAGAGCACATCACGATGAGCTGCACCGGGACATGAGGGAGTTTGAAAGCAAATATAGCAGCCAGATTGAGCTGCTGTTCAGGTTCCTCGATCACGCGATTGCAGTCGGCGCTATCGGGGCAAGTAAAAAATAAAGGTGTGGAGAAAATAAGATGTGTGACATGTCACAAGTGTTAGACCGCTGGGCCGGGTGGACGCGTTCTGAGAACTTAGGTATAGATTATTCTTCTATAGCAGCTGGCTTCAAAGGACTGCTTCCCCAAGAGGCTAAAGACTCACTTTCCTGTAATGATGATGATGGGCTTATAATCGAATCTTGCATTGCACGGTTAAAGGCAAAGCGTCCCGATGAATACGAATTATTGGTGGCTCATTACTTATTTCGAGTTTCTAAAAGAAAGTTGGCTCAAAAGAAAAAATGCGATGAGAAATTAATAAGAATAAAAATCAAGATGGCAGAAGGGTTTATTGAAGGGTGCTTGGCATGGATGGATGCAGAGCTTGATATTTACTAATTAAATGACAGAGCAGGTGGTTGCCTGCTCGTTTAAATATGAGGCAGAATCCAGTTTATTTTCCGCCATGTACTTACGAATGAACCAATAGAAACTAAAAGAGTTGATAGCCCGAACAATGTCAGGACAAAGTCTATCCTTATTGAGTTAATCAATAATTTATCTGTAATGAACATCGAGATTAGAGGGGAAATGCACGCCAAAATCAATGTGATGCCTGTTGCTAATAAATTTCTTATTATTTTGGGCAGCACTTTTGTGGCTTTTAATGCCTGTATTATGCCATCCGGCCCTGAACTAGCGGAGCTGAATATTGAGATGGCAGCTAATACGAAGCCAAAAAGAATACCAGCTACTGTAGAAAGAACTCCAGCAGTGCTAAGTATATCAGTATGCGCCATTGGGAAGATATATTTACTTAATGCCCATGTTAACAGCGCGCTAATAATTATGTTTATAATTACTTTTATCAACATAATGACCCTTTGCTATAAGCTAAATCTCGTATTGCTTTAAATATGATTGATTATCAATTTTAGCATTAAGTAAGGCAATACGCACGTCGCTAAATGTAGCGTAGCCGTCTTTGGTCCTTACGTTTTTCTCACTAATTAAGACTTGGTCTAGTAGACTTTTAGTCTTGGTGTCTTTTGGTTGGGTCACGTTCGCTTTTTTTACTAAAAAAGGAACTTTTTCGATAAGTTCTTTTATTCCAGATTTAACTTCATCAGAAAGGTATCCGCGAATTAATTTTCTTTGAGATGCTCTGCCTCTAAGTGATAGCTTTAAATGGGACCCACCCATTCCGGCCATCATTTCAATCATGCTTTTAGAAAATGAGTTTGAAAGATCATAATCTACAGCGTTAAATTTTCTTGGTGCGGCTAGAGTTATTTCACAGCTTCTTAATGCAGTTCCGGTTTCAAGGAGTTCTTTTACGCTTTCCTTTTTCCAGATGGCCTCAAATGATACGGGTTTTGTTATTTCTGAATGTTGGTAAAGTATAAAGGCAAGGTCGGAATCTTTTGGGCCTAAGTGGTTTTGTGAGAGCAGTAAGATGTCTTTCTTATAATAATAAATAAAGTAAGTTCGCTCGACAATGTATTTCTTATCATCCAAGGGGATGTTATGCTCATCCCAGTTTTCATCGCCAATGTAAGGTAAGTGAAATCCATCGCGAGAGCATGAAATGTAGCCAAAATAAAATTCAGCATTCACATCTTTTTCAAAGAATACTAGTTTCAGTTTCTTTTTATCAGAATCAGTCGTGTAAGAGCTTTGAGTAGGAGTTACTGTAGATGTGTACAGTTTTTCAAAAGCCACCTGAGCATTAGATACGGTAGTTTTAGTACCAGATGAACTGGTATAAAAACCGATACGCATTCTTTTCGTATTGTTAACTAATGCATTAGCAGCGACTACCATACTCAAACCCCATGTAAGCCATTGTATTTTATAGAATGGAATGAGATTGATCCGATTCCGTTCTCTCAGTGAGCTTAATGTATCAAAAAAAATTAGCGCGGTCCGCAAAAAGTGTTGTAGCGTGATAAGGGTGATTTCTATGTAGTACAGCTTACCTGCGTTACCTCGCTGCTTGATTCGATTCCATTGTCTACACAATACCAAAGGCGCTGAGCGCAGGCGGCTTATTCGCGCTGTCCAGGACTGCAAGCCTGTAGCGCCTTTCATATTGTGATAAATACCAAAATTTATCCTGTTGCCGACGGGCAAGGCTGTTACCGCGTTTTGCGTCAGGGTATTCAAATATTAGGGCTCGCTTCGGCGGGCCTTTTTCGTTTTTGCGCCCGGCCAATCAACTCAAGCTGAACCTTAACCGATGTGGCTGAGGCGCATTTCTCTTTGACTACAGACAGCACCGACCGTAATCACGGAGGTGACAATGAGTATCAACCATATGAGCAAACTAGCATCAGGAGCGGCGTACGGTGCGGCAGGTTCGGCTGTTGCCAATGGCGTGCTAACGCGACTCAGCCCGGATGAATGGAGTGCGGTAGGCGTTATCGCCGGTATTGTTTTGGCTCTGATGACGTTTGCTATCAACGCGTATTTTAAGCGCAAAGTTTCTCTCGCTCAGATAAGGGCACTGGAGCAGCGCGGCTACATCCCGACCGATAAGCTGGGAGAGGAATAATTATGGCTATGTCAGCCAGCATGCGTAACAAGCTCATCGCAGCAGCGGGCGGCGGCTCCATGCTTATTGCCTCACTGTTAATTGGTGGCAAAGATGGCGTTGAAGGGAGGGTTTACGACCCCTACAAAGATGTGGCTGGTGTCTGGACTGTCTGTGATGGACATACGGGCAACGACATCATCAAAGGCAAGAAGTATACCGACCGCGAATGCGATCGTCTGCTTTGGAGCGATTTGCAGCCAGTAAAGAAAACAGTCGATAGCCTGGTTAAAGTGCCGCTGAATGAATACCAGCGCGCGGCGTTATACAGTTTCACCTACAACGTGGGTTCCGGAGCGTTTTCTAAATCGACACTGCTGAAGAAACTTAACGCAGGCGATCAGGAAGGTGCATGCGAAGAGCTACGCCGCTGGGTCTATGCGGGTGGCATGAAATTTCGTGGCCTGATGAACCGCCGCGACATGGAGCGCTCAATGTGCCTGGCGGAAGGTCCAAATGACATTTAGCCTGCGCATCTATGTGATCACCATCACTGTGATGATAGCTATTGTCATAGGGTACGGAGAAATCCGTTACCTGCATGGCTGGTATGCGCATAGCGCTAAGGTTAACGCTGATTACGCGCTGAAGAAGCAGAAGGCTGAAGCCAAACTGATTCCGGTTGAGCAGAAGGCCGCAAAGGCCAATGCAGATGGCAAAGTCATTTACCGAACCATTACCCGCGACGTGGTGAAATATGTGCAAGACCCGAACCGCACTGTGTGCCGGTTTGATGATGATGCTGTCAGGATGCGGCAACAAGCAATCGACGCTGCCAACAATATCGCAGGATTTGATGCAGCCACCTTGCAAGCTAAGCCCGGCAGGAATTGATAGTGATGCGGACCTGCAATTGGATGTTGAAAACGCTGAGTGCGTAAGAATGTTGCGCCTAAACATTTATCGCTGGCAGGATTGGTACAAAGTTGCGGAAAAATAGATATGTGCATCTAGCACATATCTATTAGATCCATTGATACATATTGTTTATTTTATGGTTGATTTGAGTTTATTTTTTCGTCGCGCAAATATTGCATCAGTTGAGCTTCTGATTTCTTTAGATATTTCACTCCATACTGGGTTTGTTTTGTCTGGGTTGAAAGTTCCATTGTTAATTTCTTTCTCATAATTATCGGCTTCAACAGAGCCATTTTTAAAGCTATCAAGATTTTTTATAAGTTCAAATGCTGCGGCTACGACTACACCAACATCATCTCTTTCATCATCTGGAATGTTGGCGTAGACTTCATCCTTATGTTCTTGAATCCACTGAAAAGCTATGGGGAGAACCACTTCACAAACCCATAAATTATAGGCGTCTAGAGACTCCACGGCGTTAACATAATTAGGGTGCATTTCCCAATCGGGGTGCACTCCTTTCAAACGAAACACAGTTGGTTGTCTTGGGACATAATGGCAATTCTGTTTTACCGTACCCATAAAATCTCCAATAGTTAAATTGAAAGCTTTATAAATATTGATGATGAAGCGGCGCAGCGCATACCAAATAAGTTAATTTAATAACCTTGAGTCAATAGACTTGCTGTTTAATTTCATTGCTAATGGTTAGGTGACAAATCACAAATAACTTAATCATTTAAATTTACGGAAAAATCAAGTTGGTTATTTATGATGACCAGCTAAAAATGGTTGCATAAATTATTCACTATTAAGGCCAGTTAGTGCCTGAGTAGCTGAGTAAACATCCATATAATCAGTGATGTGTTCTATTTATTCATGCCACGCTGTGAAGCGTTGCGACCCCGGAACTACAGAGAGAAAAAGCTATGAGCTATTTATCTGATGCAGAATTACGTCGCCGCGCGGAAAGCCGCCGCCGGCGTGATGAAGAGCACCGCCGTCGTATGACTGGCACAACTGGCGCAGGCAGCGACCTGATGAACCCGCTTAACCCCATCAGCCCGATTTACGTTGGCAACGACTACAGCAGCTCAAGCAGCTCTGATTCATGCAGTGGCGGCTACGACTCTGGCAGTTCGTCAGATAGCGGTGGGAGTTGCGGTAGCGATTAATACCGGCTGCCTACGGGCGGTTTTTTTATTTTGTTCTGAAAAATGAGCTTACCGAGTTCAACTTTCAGCATAAATATAATGAATCGTCGGCTGGTGGTCTCACCATTGCCGAGGGTTAAACCCATGCAGCCAGCAGGAAACTCTGATGTCAGAGCCACGTATCTATAACAGCCGCTGGGACAAAGCCAGGCTCTCATTTTTGAAATCACATCTTCTCTGCGTTATGTGCCATCGACAGGGCAGAGCGGTAGCCGCAACTGTCGTTGACCACATCAAACCACACAGGCTGAAAGAAGCCATCAATGGCGGCAAACAGGATGAGATAGCAAAGGCTCAAAAGCTCTTTTGGGATAAAGCAAACTGGCAACCTCTCTGTAAGCAGCACCACGACTCGACCAAGCAGCGCGAAGAGAAGCGCGGTCACGTCATCGGATGCGATGAGAGCGGGCTGCCACTCGACCCGTCATCCCATTGGCGAAAGTGAGAATGAATATCATTTGTGGTGGAGTCTAATGGTTAGCTCCATAAAATGAGAACGATTATCATAACCATTGGGGGCGGGTGTAGAGTTCAGGGGATAGCGACCTCCTGACCGCCCGCCCCCCTTTTTATGCACAACCGCGAAATGAAAAGTTTTTTTCTGGGAGGTTTTTATGGCCGGCAGACGACCAAAACCGACCCACCTTAAGGTCGTTACCGGAAATCCGGGCAAGCGAAAACTCAACGACAAAGAACCTTCACCCGCAAGAGAAATCCCGAGCCCGCCGGCACATCTCACCGACTGGGGGAAGGTGGCGTGGGGAAAACTGACCGTTCTACTCGATGGAATGGGCGTGCTAACCGTCGCCGATGTTCTCGCGCTGGAAAGGCTCTGCGATATCTACGCTGACATTCTTCAGCTGCGGATCACAATTGCTGATGAGGGCAGAACCTACACGGTCCAGACCGAAGGTGGATTTCTGATAAAAGCCAACCCGGCTGTTTCAATGCTGGCTGATGCAGACCGGCGATTCAAAAGCTACCTGGTAGAGTTCGGCCTGACACCGGCTGCCCGGTCAAAGGTGAATGTGAATGGTGGAGAAAAAGAAGAAGACCCGCTCAACCAGTTCTTCGGTTGATCCAGCGACTCAGTACGCAATGGACGTTACAAGTGGTGCGGTTATTGCCGGTCCGGACATTCGAGCCGCCTGTGCCCGCCATCTTCGCGATCTGGAAGATGGGCCTAAGCGCGGCCTGTTCTGGGATGTTGAAGCCGTAAATCGCGTTGTTAACTTCTTTGCTCAGGTTCTAAAGCTTAATGGCGGCGAGCATGAAGGCAAACCCTTTATCCTGCTGCCATGGCAGTGTTTCATCGTTGGCTCTCTTTTCGGCTGGAAGGCGGAGGACGGCACGCGCCGCTTTCGCATGAGCTATATCGAGTCAGGTAAAGGTTCCGGCAAGTCGCCACTGGCGGGTGGTGTTGGCCTTTATCTGCTGATGGCGGACAAAGAGCCCCGCGCCGAAGTTTATGCCGCGGCCACGAAAAAAGATCAGGCGATGATCCTGTTCCGCGACGCGGTAACGATGGTCGATCAGTCGCCCGCGCTGGCGCAGCGCATTACCAAATCCGGCACCGGTCTGAACGTGTGGAACCTCGCGTTCCTGCAGACGGGCTCTTTCTTCAAACCGATCAGTTCCGATGATGGTCAGTCAGGGCCGCGCCCGCACGGCGCACTGATTGACGAAGTGCATGAGCATAAAACAAACGCCGTTGTAGAGATGATGCGCGCCGGTACAAAAGGCCGCCGTCAGGCGCTGATGTTCCTGATCACCAACAGCGGTCACGATAAAACCAGCGTCTGTTATGAATACCATGAGTACGGGCGCAAGGTTGCTGCGGGTGACCTGGAGGACGATAGCTTTTTCAGCTTCATCTGTTCCCTGGATGAGGGCGACGACCCGTTTAAGGACGAATCCTGCTGGGGCAAAGCTAACCCGTCCCTGGGTCAGACTTTCACGGATAAATATCTGCGTGAGCAAGTGACGCAGGCGCGGGGCATGCCGTCGAAAGAGAGCATCGTGCGCCGTCTTAACTTCTGTCAGTGGATAGAGGCGTCTGACCCGTGGATTGACAGCGACACATGGATGAACTGCGAGCAGGACTTTGATCCCGAAGATTTGGCGGGCGAAGAGTGCTATGGCGGTCTGGACCTGTCCGGTTCACGCGACCTTACAGCGCTGGCGCTTTACTTCCCGAAGTCCAAAAAGCTCTTAGTTGAGTTCTGGACGCCAAAAGATTCTCTGCTTGAACGCGCTAAGACTGACCACGTTCCCTATGATGCCTGGCTGCGTAACGGCTTTATTCACGCGCCGCCGGGTAAGGCGGTCAACTACGGTTTTGTCGCGGTGCGCATCGGTGAGCTGGCGGCCAGATACGATATTAAGTGCATCGCGTTTGACCAGTACCGCATTAAGTATCTGGAGCCCGAACTGGAAAGCGAGTCTGTGAGCGTTGACCTTGTTCCGCACGGTCAGGGCTTTTACAAGGCTCAGGAGTCCGGGCTGTGGATGCCGCGCTCTATCGAACTGTTTGAGGAGCATCTTAATAACCGGGTGCTGGTTATCCGACCCAATCCCTGCCTGCGCTGGAATGCCGCCTCTGCGGTGCTTGAGGCTGACCAGAAGGACAACCGCATATTTGCCAAAAAGAAAAGTACCGGCCGCATCGATGGTGTGGTGGCTTCCGCTATGGCGATTGGTGCAGCAGAGGATGCGGTGCTGGTGGACAGCGGCGATCCTGATGACTTTTTTGATGATCCGATCATGGTAGGTATCTGATGAAGGAAAAAAAACGGCCGGGTCGCATTAAGAGCGCGATTGTTAACTGGCTTGGTGAGTCGATTGGACTTAATGACGCCGCGTTCTGGCAGGAGTGGTACGGAACAAGCAGCAGCGGCAAGGTCGTGACAGCAGAGAAAGCGCTGGCGCTGGCCTCGGTCTGGGCTTGTGTGCGACTGCTAAGTGAATCAGTTTCAACGCTGCCAATGAAGGTTTATGAAAGATCAGCTGATGGCTCCCGCAAACTGGCGCTTAATCATCCGGCTTATCAGCTGCTGTGTCGCCGGCCTAACAGCGAAATGACGCCTTCGCGCTTCATGCTGATGGTAGTTGCCAGCATCTGCCTGCGCGGTAATGCCTACGTCGAGAAGAAGATGATCGGCGCCAAGCTGGTTTCTCTGGTGCCGCTACTTCCTCAGAGCATGAAGGTTGAACGGCTCGACAGCGGGGAACTGCAGTACACCTACACAGAGAAGGGCGTGCCGCGCATAATTCCGGTTAAAAACATGATGCACATCCGGGGCTTCGGTCTGGATGGCGTATGCGGAATGATGCCGATGCGAACCGGGCGGGACGTGTTTGGCGCGGCAATGGCGGTAGAGGAATCAGCCGCAAAAATTTTTGAAAACGGTATTCAGACGTCAGGCTTCTTTCTGTCAAAGAACCTGCTGACCCAAGAGCAGCGACAGAAAAACCGCGAAAACCTCAACCGGTTCGTTGGTTCGAAAAACTCCGGCAAGGTGATGGTGCTTGAAGGCGACATGTCCTATCAGGGCATCACTCTGAACCCTGAAGACGCTCAGATGCTGGAATCACGATCGTTTAGCATTGAGGAGATCTGCCGCTGGTTCCGCGTACCGCCGTTTATGGTCGGTCACGTAAACAAGCAGAGCAGCTGGGCATCAAGCGTTGAAGGCATGAACCTGCTGTTCCTGACGAATACGCTTCGCCCGATGCTGGTGAACATTGAACAGGAGATTTCACGATGCCTGCTCAACGGTGATGAAGACTTATTCGCTGAGTTCTCTGTTGAAGGCCTGCTACGTGCTGACAGTGCCGGGCGTGCGGCCTATTACACCACGGCGCTGCAGAACGGCTGGATGTCCCGTAATGATGTGCGCCGCCTGGAGAATCTGCCTCCGATTGAAGGTGGCGATATTTACACGGTGCAGCTCAACCTTACACCGCTTGAGGATTTGCGCAAAAACAGCCAGGCCGTAAACGCTAAGCTGCTGCGCGAAGTTCACGACGCGGTTTTCCCGGACATTCCTATCGAACAATCACCGCTTAAACAGGCGGCTTAGGAGCAACCCCAATGACAGTAAAAAGTCTTCCGGCAGCGCCGGAGGGGCGGCCTTTTGCGCGCGAAAATCGCGACCTGCCGTCCTCTGCAATGGAGCGCTGGAACGGCGGTATCAAAGCCGCAAAGAGTGATGAAAACAGCATTTCCGTGTTCGACGTAATTGGCGCTGACTGGTACGGCGACGGCGTTACCGCAAGCCGCATCGCGGCGGCGCTCCGCTCAATCGGCGGTGCTGACGTGACGGTGAATATCAATTCGCCCGGCGGCGACATGTTTGAAGGCCTGGCGATTTACAACCTGCTGCGTGAATACGAAGGGAAAGTCACCGTTAAAGTGTTGGGCCTCGCTGCTTCTGCTGCCTCGATTATCGCGATGGCCGGTGATGAGGTCCAGATTGGTCGGGGTGCTTTCCTGATGATCCATAACTGCTGGGTGTATGCGATGGGCAACCGTCACGACCTGCAACAGATTGCGGCCGACATGGTGCCTTTTGATAAGGCAATGAACGATATCTATGGCGCGCGTACCGGTCTGGATGCCGCCACCATCGACGCGATGATGAATGCTGAAACCTATATCGGCGGCAGCGATGCGGTTGAAAAAGGTTTTGCGGATCGCCTGCTGGCGGCAGATGAGATTTCTGATGGCGACGACAGTCCGGCGGCTGCGCTGCGCAAGCTGGACGCGATGCTGGCAAAAACCGATGCGCCGCGCTCTGAGCGTCGAAAACTTCTTAAAGCATTAACCGGCGGCAAGCCTGGCGCTGCTGCCACCCATGAAGGTATGCCGGGCGCTACCGACGAAATCAACCCCGAAAATATTGCTCAACTTCAAAACGCGCTGGCCGCGTTCGGCAAATAAGGAATTACCATGTCAGATGTAAATGAGTTACTGAAAAAAGTATCTGCAAAGCTGGAAGAGGTTTCCGGTACCTTCAGTCAGAAGGCTGAAGATGCGCTTAAAGAAGCAAAAAGTTCCGGCCAGCTGTCTGCCCAGACCAAGGAAGCAGTAGACAAAATCGCCACTGAGTTTAACGCGCTGACGGAGGCTAACAAGGCCCTGAAAGCTTCGCTGGGCGATCTGGAACAGCACGTTGCGCAAATGCCACTGGCTAACGCAAAAAAGGTCATCGAAACCGTCGGTCAGACCGTGATCAGCAGCGAAGCGCTCAAGTCTTTCGCCGCCAGCATTGAGGGCAACCGCCGTCTGAGCATTCCGGTTAATGCTGCGCTGCTTTCAGCGGACGTTGCCGATGGTGTCGTTGAGCCACAGCGCTTGCCGGGTATTGATACGCAGCCAAAACAGCGCCTGTTTATCCGCGATCTGATTGCCCCCGGTCGCACCTCATCTCCGGCTATTTTCTGGGTGCAGCAGACAGGCTTTACCAATGCCGCAAAAGTGGTGCCTGAGGGCACAACCAAGCCGTACAGCGGCATCAAGTTTGCCACCAAAATCACGCCGGTGGTCACTATCGCTCACATGTTCAAAGCCGCGAAACAAATCCTTGACGACATGCCGCAGCTTCAGTCAACCATCGATGCAGAAATGCGCTTCGGCCTGAAGTATGTCGAAGAGCAGGAGATTCTTTTTGGCGACGGCACCGAAGGCGCACATCTGCACGGCATTGTGCCTCAGGCCACCGCGTTTGAGGCTGCGTTCGAAGTCGCAAATCAGAGCGGTATTGATGACCTGCGTCTGGCGATGCTTCAGGCACAGCTGGCGCGTTTCCCTGCGTCGGGCCACGTTCTGCACTTTATCGACTGGGCCAAAATCGAGCTGACCAAAGACACGCTGGGCCGCTATATCCTGGCAAACCCGGCTGCGCTGACCGGCCCAACACTCTGGGGTCTGCCAGTTGTGGCCACCGAAACTGCCGCATTCCAGGGGAAATTCCTGACCGGTGCGTTCAATGCTGCCGCACAGCTCTTTGATCGTGAAGAGGCTAACGTGGTCATCTCAACTGAGAACGCCGACGACTTTGAGAAAAACATGATCTCAATTCGCTGCGAAGAGCGTCTGGCGCTTGCGGTTAAGCGCCCTGAAGCCTTCATTTACGGCTCGTTCACCGCTCCTGCTCCGGCTGGCGCGTAACCCATCACGGCGGCCTGCGGGCCGCTCCACGGAGAAAGCACGATGAAACTGACTCTTGTCCGGCCCAACTATCACGAAGGTGTTGTCGTTCCTGAAGGCGGCACGATTGAAACCACGGAGCAGCATGGCCGCGAGCTGGTGAAAAAAGGTTACGCGCGGGAAGTGGCTGACGATGACGCCAAAGCGAAAGCGGCAGCTGAAGCGAAGGAAAAAGCTGAAGCTGATGCTAAGGCTCAGGCAGAGGTAAAAGCCAGAGAAAAAGCGGACGCGGAAGCCAAAGCGAAAGCGGCAGCTGAAGCGAAGGAAAAAGCCAAAAAATAAGGGCAGGCCATGCTGCTGACGCTCGACGAAATTAAACAGCAATGTCGCCTTGAGACTGATTTTACGGAAGAGGATCGTTTGCTGGAACTGTTTGCCCTGGCGGCAGAGGCGAAAGCAACGACCTACCTCAACCGTAACCTGTATAAAACGGTGGCTGATATTGCACCGCTGGATACCGATGGCATGGTTATTACTGAAGATATCCGGCTTGCGCTGCTGATGCTGGTCAGCCACTGGTATGAGCATCGCAGTTCTGTGTCAGAGCTGGAAATGTCAGAGACGCCCCAGGCGTTTGAGTTCCTGCTCTATTCGCGGCGCCTGCCGGTGTCGGGGTATTAGCATGCAGCGACGCTCATCAAATACCAGTGCCGTCTATACGCTCCCCGACCCCGGTGAGCTAAATAAGCGCATTCACATGCGCCAGCGTATCGACCAGGCGGCGGCTGATTACGGCACCGAGCCGGTCTATCAGAATGAAAAGGACGTGTGGGCGAAGGTCCGGCAGGTGGGTGCTACAACCTATCACGAATCTGTTCAGGCTGATGACACCATAACCCACTACATGATCATCCGTTATCGCCAAGGGATCACGTCAGATTTTGAGGTGGTTTACAGCGGTTACGTGTATCGCGTTAAGCGCCTGCGCGACCTCAACTCAGCCGGTCGTTACCTGCTGATGGAGTGTGAGGAGCTGAGGGCTGTAGATAGCGACGGAGAGATGTATGGCTAAGCCGCTTCTGCACGTTGATTTTCAGCAGCCTAAAGACCTCGTTTTTAACCGGGCAAAAATGCGCCGCGCCTTTATTCAGATTGGTCAGGTGCATATGCGTGATGCCCGGCGTCTGGTTATGCGTCGTGGTCGATCATCTCCTGATGAGTATCCCGGATTCAGAACCGGCAGACTTGCGCGGTCAATCGGCTATTACGTCCCTCGCGCATCAAAAAGCCGTCCGGGCCTGATGGTGAGAATCGCGCCTAACCAGAAGCGGGGTGAGGGAAATCGTCTTATTGATGGTGACTTTTACCCGGCCTTCCTGTTCTACGGCGTGAAGCGGGGAGCTAAACGTAGAAAGAGCCACCACAAAGGCAAGTCCGGAGGGAATGGCTGGCGGGTTGCACCGCGTAAAAACTACATGACGGAAGTGCTGGAGGCTCGCAAAACGTGGACGCGCTATGTGCTGAGCCGAGCACTGCGCACCTCACTTCGTCCCGAAAGGAAAAAGAAATGAAACTATCACTGGTGATCGCCGCACTCCGGGCGCGATGTCCCATGTTCGCGGGCAACGTGGCCGGGGCGGCCGAGTTTAAAGCCATCCCCGAAACCGGCAAGATGCGTCTGCCGGCGGCGTATGTGGTGCCAACTGAGGACGTCACAGCTGACCAGAAGTCCCTGACCGACTACTGGCAGAACGTGACCGAAGGATTTGCCGTGGTTGTGGTTCTCGACAATACGCGCGATGAGCGCGGTCAGGCGGCCGGTTATGACGCCGTGCATGATGTGCGGCAGCAAATCTGGAAGTCGTTGCTGGGCTGGGAGCCAGACGCCGACGCGGGCCCGGTGGCGTACTCCGGTGGCCAGCTTCTGGACATGGACCGGGGACGCCTCTACTACCAGTTCGAATTTATGCTGACCCGAGAAATCACCGAAGAGGATACGCGCCAGCAGGATGACCTTAACTCCCTGGATGAGCTGAAAACGGTAGAAATCGACTTTGATTATATCGATCCGGGCAATGGTCCTGACGGCATCATCGAACACCACACCAAAATCAACCTCAGCGAGTAAACCATGCAAATCAAACCCAAGCGCGGGCGGTCTGTTCCAGACCCTGCCCGGGGCGATCTGCTGCCTTCAGAGGGCCGGAACGTCGAAGAAAGCAGCTACTGGCTCCGCCGCCTTGCGGCCGGGGATGTTGAGAAAGTCGCCACGGAAGAGAAGAAAGCCGTGGCAGACACTAAAAAACAAGGCGGTGAGTAATGTCTGTCAGCTACCCGAACATTCCGTCAAACCTTCGTGTTCCGCTCTTCTGGGCGGAAATGGACAACAGCGAAGCGAATACCACGCAGGACAGCGGCCCGTCACTCCTGATTGGTTTTGCATCCACTGACAGTACCATCGCTAAAAACCAGCTTACGATCATGCCTTCAGCAGCGCTGGCCGGCAAGGTTGCAGGCCGGGGCAGCCAGCTTGCCCGCATGGTAGCGAAATACCGCGCTATCGACCCGTTTGGCGAGCTGTGGGTAATCGCAGTTGATGAGCCTGAAGGTGATGTCGCAACTGGTACGTTAACCATTACCGGCAATGCGCAGGCATCAGGCACGTTAAGCCTGTATATCGGTGCGTCGCGCGTGCAGGCGGCAGTGGTCACCGGTGACGCGCCGACGGCGATTGCAACCACTCTTGTCGCAGTGATTAACGCCAATGCTGACCTTCCCGTAACGGCAAGCGCGGCGGCTGGCGTAGTCACTCTCACTGCGCGTCATAAAGGCCTTACCGGTAATGACATCCCGCTGCTGCTGAACTATTACGGCACCATTGGCAGTGAAAATATGCCAGATGGCGTTAACGTTGCGATCACCGCCATGGCAGGCGGTACCGGCGCACCTGACCTTTCAGGCACCGTGGCCGCAATGGGTGATGAACCGTTTGATTTTATCGGCACCCCATTTAGCGACTCGGCCTCACTGGCAACTATCGCGCTGGAGATGAACGACTCTTCTGGCCGCTGGAGTTATGCGCGACAGCTGTATGGACACGTCTACACGGCCAAGATTGGCACACTGTCAGACCTGGTTGCTTTCGGTGACACGCTGAACAACCAGCACATTACTGTGGCCGGTTATGAAACTGGTGTTCAGACAGCGGCAGATGAACTGGTGGCGCTGAGAACTGCCCGTAACGCGGTATTCATCCGCAATGATCCGGCACGCCCGACCCAGACCGGCGAGCTGACCGGCGCTCTGCCGGCACTGGCAGGCAGTCGCTTCACGCTGACTGAGCAGCAGTCTCTGCTGATGCATGGGATCGCCACGGCTTACAGTGAAGGCGGCGTGCTGCGCATTCAGCGTGACATCACCACCTATAAGCAGAATGCCTATGGCGTGGCGGACAATAGCTACCTTGACAGCGAAACGCTGCATACCAGCGCCTACGTTATCCGGCAGCTGAAAAGCATCATCACCAGTAAGTACCCGCGCCATAAGCTGGCGAATGATGGTACGCGCTTCGGACCGGGGCAGGCCATCGTAACCCCTGCTGTGCTGAAAGGAGAGATGTGCGCCAGCTATCGCACGATGGAACGAGCAGGGATCGTGGAGAACTTTGATCTCTTCAAGCAGCATCTGGTGGTAGAGCGCAACGTCAGCGACCCGACCCGCGTTGATGTCCTATTCCCGCCGGATTATGTCAACCAGCTGCGCGTCTTTGCGCTGCTTAATCAGTTCCGTCTGCAATACAGCGAGGAGACCGCGTAATGGCAAAGATTGCGGGTACAGCATACGTCAGGGTGGACGGCCAGCAGCTGTCGCTGACTGGCGGCATTGAGGTGCCGATGAACACTAAAGTGCGTGATGACGTGATCGGCCTTGCCGGTGACGTGGATTACAAAGAGACGCACCGTGCGCCTTATGTCAAAGGCACTTTTAAAGTGCCGAAGGCGTTTCCGGTCACCAAGCTGATGGATTCAGATCAGATGACCATTACCGCCGAACTGGCAAACGGCATGGTTTACGTGCTGTCTGAAGCGTTCCAGTTCGGTGAAGCTAACCACAATGCGGAAGAGGGTACGGTTGACCTCGAATTCCACGGCTCAGAAGGATTTTACCAGTGAGTGAACTTCAGCTTTCAAAACCTATTACGGCGCATGGCGAAACTATCCATGTGCTTGAGCTGCGTGAGCCTACTTATGATGAAGTGGAACAATTTGGTATTCCATTTTCATATACCAGCTCCGGGGATATGAAACTGGATACCGGGTCAGCACTTAAGTACCTGCCTGTGCTGGCCGGTATTCCTCGATCTTCTGCATCAAAAATGGTGCTCAAAGATGTCTTTATGGCATCCATGACAATCGTGGGTTTTTTTACCGGGTCGGACGAGCCTCCGACCTCAGAAACCGGCTCTACAATACCGCCCACTTCTGGCGAATAAGCCCGCTTGAGCTAAAAAAAATCGGCCTCACTAAGTTTCTGGAAATGGAAGCGGAGGCCGTTCGCATCAATGAGGAAATGAACCGTGGCCGATAGTTTTCAGTTGAAGGCGATCATCACTGCAGTGGATCAGTTGTCAGGTCCACTTAAGGGGATGAGTAAGAATCTGAAGGGATTTCAGAGGGACACTAAAAATATTATGGTCAATGCGGCCGCTATGGGTACTGCGATAGTTTCTGCTTTCGCGTTGCCTATCAGCCAGGCTATGCAATTTGAGTCTACTATGGCCGACGTGCGGAAAGTGGTGAATTTTGATTCGCCCGCACAATTTAAGGAAATGAGTGAAGATATTTTAAAACTCTCCACTCAACTTCCGATGACGGCGGATGGTATTGGTCAGATCGTTGCTGCTGGTGGACAGGCTGGCATAGCGCGCAATGAACTTAAACAGTTTGCAAGTGATGCGGTTAAAATGGGGATTGCATTCGATCAAACCGCAGAAGAGTCAGGTCAGATGATGGCGCAATGGCGAACAGCGTTTAAGATGACTCAGTCAGAAGTTGTCGGACTTTCAGATAAGATCAACTATCTTGGAAACACCGGCCCAGCAAATGCAGCTAAGATTTCAGATATTGTTACCAGAATCGGCCCGCTGGGTGAGATAGCTGGAGTTGCATCTGGTGAAATAGCAGCAATGGGCGCAACGATTGCTGGTATGGGTGTTGAGTCAGAAGTAACTGCCACTGGTATTAAAAACTTCTTGAAGGCTTTAACGTCAGGTGCGTCGGCAACTAAGTCTCAGAAAGTAATATTAAAAGCTCTTAAAATTAATCCTAAAACCCTTGCTCAGCAGATGCAAAATGATGCAAAGGGAGCAATGCTCAATGTTTTGCGGGGGCTTTCAAAGTTACCTAAGGCAAAGCAGTCTGCTGCAATGAATATGCTGTTTGGCAGCGAATCAGCCGGGGCCATCGCCCCACTGCTAACCAACCTCGATCTGCTTAGCCAAAATTTTGACAAGGTTACCGACTCTCAAAAATATAGCGGTTCGATGCAGAAGGAGTACGAATCTCGAGCTGCTACAACTGCTAACTCTGTCCAGTTGTTAAAAAACCAGTTTACTGCTGCGAGCATCACTATTGGCGATATGTTTTTGCCGACGATTGTAAAGCTAACAGCAAAAGTTCAGCCGTTGATCGAGCGCTTCCGACAATTTGTCAAAGCTAATCCTGATGCTGTAAAGAGCGCTTTCAAATTTGGAGCAACTCTCTTAGGTACTGCTACAGCCTTTGGAGTAGCAAAGAAAGCGCTTCAGACGTTCGAGTCGGTCATGAAAATGACAACAATGGGGAAATTGTTAGCTCTTGTGGTACTGGCTGGTGGGCTAATCGTGAGTAATTGGGAGCAGGTCGGACCGATTGTCAAAGAAGTGTGGGGCTATATTGATGGTGCTGCACAAGCTGTCGGAGGGTGGCAAAATGTTCTCACTGCGCTCGCCATTTTCATGACGACGAAGTGGACAGCAGATATGTTGAAATCGATAACTTCTGTTTCGCGTGAGATGTTGGGATTAAAGAACAACATCCCGACCAAGGGCGGGCTCTTAGGCAAGGCTGGTTTGTACGGTGCCGCTGCAGCAATGCTTTATGATCCTGTAAATAATGTTGCTGAGTCGACTGTTGGTAAGACCGGCGCGGGCGACTGGATGAAAAACCATGGTCTGTTTTTTGCCAAAGATTGGACACCATTTTTTAATCGTGAAGAAATGGAGAAATATCAGTCTGGACTTGATGGCAAAAGTTCCTATGCACAAAATGTCGGCCTGACTAAAGTTGCTTCGACGCAACCTCAGCAGGGCGAAGTAAAACTTTCTTTTGAGAATGCGCCGCCGGGATTCCGAGTGGCTCCTGCTGGGAAAACTCTCCCATGGCTAGACATTGACGTTGGGTATAGCCGATTTAGTGGGAGTCAATAATTGATCGCATATCAAGGTATTAAATGACATATTTGATAACTTAGTTAACAAAGCTGAGTTGATTTTTATGAAAAATTTATTTGCAGCGCTGTGTATAGGCTTACTGGCTTTTTCCGTTCAAGCTAAAGATAACAAATTCACTTCAAATTTTGTTGATGAAGTGAAGAAGGCGGCCGATGGTGATGGTCAGCTTAGCGAACAGATAATGATTGAATGTCCTTTACCATCAGCAAGTGGAACATTTCTTATCACCCATGCTACTTATGATTTTGGAAAGAACTTGGGTGTATATGTTTTCAAAACAGGCGAAGGTAAGGACGCAAGGCTTGACTGGATCGGCGCTAAATTCAAAAACGACGATCTGAGCTCAGATGTTATAGTCGGTTATGATTTTGGCTTCACACTCCCGGGAGGTCAGTTTTTCTTGACGGTTATGAAAAACGGTAAAATTAAAGCCGGGGTTAACAAAAATGGAACGTCAGGAGTTAATGAAATTAATTGCAAATTAATAATGCCTGACTGAAATGAAAGCACAAAATCAACCCGCTCCGGCGGGTTTTTTATTGCCTGGAGTAAGCCATGAGCTGGAAAGATAATCTGCAGGATGCCTCGCTGCGTGGCATCGCGTTTAAGGTAGACAGCGATGAGGCAACCTTTGGCCGCCGCGTGCAGGTGCATGAGTACCCGAACCGCGATAAGCCGTGGGCGGAGGATTTAGGCAGGGCGACGCGCCGCTTCAGTGTTCAGGCGTATCTGATTGGCGATGATTTTTTTGAACAGCGCAACCGGCTAATTGAAGCCATTGAGAAACCGGGATCGTGTACGCTGATTCATCCCTATTACGGCGAAATGACCGTGGTTGTGGACGATGCCGTGCGAGTCAGTCATTCGCAGAGCGAAGGGCGCATGTGCCGTATCAGTTTCAGCTTTGTTGAGTCTGGCGAGCTGTCGTTTCCCACCGCTGGGCTGGCAACCGGCCAAAAGTTATCTTCTTCCGTTTCGTTTCTTGATGGCGCCATTTCATCAGCTTTCGGTGCTTTTGGCATGGACGGTATGCCTGACTTTCTTCAGGACGGTGTGCTGGATGAAGCCACGGGCATGTTCAGTACCGTGACCAGCGCATTTCAGTACGTTGATTCAGGCATCAGCGCGGCATCACGCTTACTGCAGGGTGACCTGTCTGTGTTGCTGAAGCCGCCTTCCAGCGGCATGAGTTTTGTTAACAGGCTGCAGACCATGTGGCGGGCAGGCTCGCGGTTGAACGGTAATGCTTCCGACCTGATGGCAATGATTAAGGGGCTGACCGGTATCACGGTCGATTCCGGTCTGGCGCCGCGCGGCGTCTGGAATACTGAAAGCAAAACGACACAGACACAGACTACTCAGCGGAACTATATCGCGCAGGCGGTGCGCACCACGGCTATAAGCGAAGCAGCCGCAGCAGTCACCAGCCTGCCGCAGCCGGCAAACCGCACCGTCACGCGCCAGCAGGACCCACAGCAGCCAGTGAGGGTTTCGCATCCGGCCGTAAATAATATTCAGCCAGTTACTTTCGCAGGCGAAGCGTCGGATTCAGCATCTCGGACCACTGCGGGAACTGCCGACGCGGGTACAACTCAGTCATCTGTCACCACAGCATCCGCTTCTGCCGGGGTGACATCCTCTACCGACAGCGGTGCCATCATTACATGGGATGACCTTGCTCAGGTGCGTGACAGCCTTAACGAAGCTATTGACCGCGAGATGGAGAGGATTTCCGATGACGGCTTATATCAGGCGCTGGTTACCGTGCGAACTGATGTTAACCGTGATATCTCAGCCCGGCTTGAGCAGGTCGAGCGCATGACGGAGCGCACACCGGCACAGGTGATGCCCGCGCTGGTGCTGGCTGCTGACTGGTACGACTCCGCATCCCGTGCGGGTGACATTACCGCACGTAACGGAATACGTCATCCCGGCTTTGTGCCGGTTCAGAAACTTAGGGTGCCGGTACGATGAATAACACCGTTCTTCTCCGGGTGAATGGTCAGGAGTGGGGCGGCTGGACATCAGTCCGGATCGCCGCAGGTATTGAACGCATCGCCCGCGACTTTACCGTTGAGATTACCCGGAGCTGGCCGGGAGATACCGATCAGGCGAACCGCAGCAACCGGATTAAAAACGGTGATCTCGTTGAAGTTTTTATAGGCACTGACAAAGTGCTGACCGGATTCATTGAGGCTACACCGGTCCGGTATGACGCACGCAGCATCAGCGTAGGCATATCCGGGCGCAGCAAGACAGCTGACCTTATCGACTGCTCAGCCACGCCGTCACAGTATTCCGGGCGCTCGCTGGCGCAGGTGGCAGCAGAGCTGGCTAAGCCTTTCAGCATAACGGTGGTGGATGCTGGCGGCGCGTCAGGTGCGCTGCAGGGTGTTCAGGCAGATCAGGGCGAAACGGTTATGGACGTGCTCAACAAAATGCTCGGACTGCAGCAGGCGCTGGCGTATGACAATGCGCAGGGCAATCTGGTTATCGGCGGCATCGGAAGCCAGCAGGCGCATACAGCACTGGTGTTGGGTGAAAACATCCTTTCCTGTGACACCGAAAAGAGCATTCGTGACCGGTTCAGTGACTATCAGGTTTCCGGTCAGCGCCGGGGTAATGACGATGACTTTGGCGAGGCAACAACTACGGCCATCAGAGCAAAGACCATCGATGGAGGCCTGAAGCGCTACCGGCCGATGATTATCCGCCAGACCGGCAATGCCACAACAGCAACCTGCAGCGAACGGGCAGAGTTTGAAATGCGCCAGCGCGCTGCGCGTACCGATGAGGTGACCTATACCGTACAGGGCTGGCGTCAGGGTGACGGCTCACTCTGGCTGCCTAACCTGCAGGTTATCGTCTTCGATCCCATCCTCGGCTTTAACAATCGCCAGATGATCATCGCAGAGGTGACTTATCAGCAAGATGAAAACGGCACCGTGACCGAAATCCGGGTCGGGCCGCCTGATGCTTATCTTCCTGAACCGGCGAAGCCTGGCAAGCGTAAGAAAAAGAAAGAGGAGGATGATTTCTGATGGCTAATCCGATTTCAGGTATGGGCCGCGCGCTGTCAAATCTGCTGGCCCGCGCCGTGGTGCGCGGCCTGAACACGGCAACAAAATGCCAGATGCTTCAGGTTGAAATGGCTGGCGGTGAGGGCAAGAGCGATATCGAGCACATGGAGCCTTATGGATTTACTGCCGCGCCGCTGACCGGCGCAGAGGCCGTGGCTGCTTACTTTGACGGGGATCGTTCTCATGGCGTTGTGCTGGTCGTTTCTGACCGGCGCTATCGCATAAAAGGACTGGAGTCCGGCGAGGTGGCGGTTTATGACGACCAGGGCCAGTCGGTCACGCTCACCCGTGATGGGATAGTTGTCAATGGGGCAGGCAAGCTGATCACGTTTACCAATGCGCCTAAAGCACGGTTCGAAATGGACATCGAAGCCACAGGTGAAATTAAGGACAAGTGTGACAGCTCCGGCCTTACGATGTCAGCGATGCGCATTGCTTACAACGGGCACACGCATAAAGAGAACGGCTCCGGCGGCGGAACCACCGATGTAACAACACAGAAAATGGTGGCGTCATGATAATCGTCGTAAATGGCTCCGAGCAGGATGTGACATGGCCTGCCGACCCCCTGACTAGAGCTGTAATTGTATCGCTGTTTTCCTGGCGGAAGGCTGAGCCTGATGACAACCCCGTGCAGGACAACGGCTGGTGGGGTGACAGCTTCCCGACCGTACAGAATGACCGCATCGGCTCCCGACTTTATCTTCTCAGCCGCGAAAAGCTTACCAATAAAACCCCACTTAAAGCCCGCGAGTACATCAGCCAGGCGCTTAAGTGGCTGGTGGATGATGGCGTGGCAGTGCGTGTTGACGTAACGGCGGAGCGAACAGGAATAAGTACGCTCAGCGCTTCAGTGGTTATCAGCCAGGCAGATGGCAACCGGGCAACTTATTCATTTAATGATTTATGGAGTGAGCTAAATGGCTGACAGTGGATTTACCCGCCCGACACTCCCTCAGTTAATTACCGCCGTGCGCAGCGACATTCTTACCCGGCTGGCAGCAGATACGACGCTGGCTGCGCTGAGGCGCACTGATGCAGAGGTTTATGGCCGCGTGCAGGCTGCGGCAGTTCACACCGTTTACGGCTATATCGACTATCTCGCACGCAACCTTCTGCCAGACCTTGCCGATGAGGACTGGCTGACGCGACACGCCAACATGAAGCGATGCCCGCGCAAATCAGCGACTGCAGCGACAGGTTTCGTGAGGTGGTCAGTTGCAAATGCAGGCATCACAATCCCGGCAGGCGTGACCATTCAGCGTGACGATTTGGTTTCATTCACCACTACGTTTGCGGCTACGTCTGCGGGCGGCGTGCTTCGGGTTCCTGTTACCAGCGATACATCAGGTAAAGCCGGCAACACCGATGACGGTCTTGCTATGCGGCTGGTCAGTCCTGTAACCGGCCTGACTTCTGCAGGAGTAGCGGACAGCATTCAGGGAGGAGCTGACGTTGAGGATTTGGAAGTCTGGCGGGCGCGCGTCATAGAGCGCTGGTACTGGACCCCACAGGGCGGCGCTGACGGGGACTATGAGGTGTGGGCTAAAGAAGTGGCGGGAATTACCCGCGCATGGACTTACCGCCACTGGAGCGGTCGCGGAACGGTAGGGGTGATGGTGGCAAACAGCGACCTGATTAATCCGATCCCCGATGCTGCCACTGTTGCTGCTGTGAAAGCCTACATTGACCCACTGGCACCGGTAGCTGGAGCCGATATTTACGTATTCGCTCCCACTCCTCATGTCGTTAATTTCCAGATACGGTTAAACCCGGACACTCCTGAAACCCGATATGCAGTTGAGGCAGAACTCCGCTCAATGATGCTGCGTGATGGAGGGCCTGAAAGTATTCTCAAGCCATCGCGTATTAGTGAGGCGATCAGCATTGCAACCGGAGAGTACAGCCACACCCTGGTCAGTCCTTCATCTGACATCACTATCGGTAAAGGTGAGATCGGCGTTGTGGGGGCAATCTCATGGACTTAACAGAGCAGTATCGCCAGATGCTGGGCGCACTGTTGCCACGTGGACCCGCATGGAGTGCAGATGACCCGATGCTGGCCGGTCTGGCTCCGTCCCTTGCAGAACTGCATGGTCGCGGTGATGCTCTGATGCTGGAAATCGACCCGCGCTCAGTGACCGAGCTGATTGATCGTTACGAGAGTATCAGCGGGCTTCCTGACAGCTGCGCGCCGCCTGGCGTCCAGACACTTCAGCAGCGCCGGCAACGGCTGGATGCAAAGCTTAATCTCGCTGGCGGCATTAATGAGGCTTTCTATCTGGCCCAGCTGGAAGCGCTGGGCTACACCGACGTCACGATCACCCGTTACAACAAAGCCCAGTTCACCTGTGTCTCAGACTGTACGGATTCTCTCTACAGCGACGAATGGCGGTATTACTGGCAGGTCAATATGCCGTCTTCAACGCAGATTACACCGATGACGGCAATCAGCAGCTGCACTGACAGCATCAGAGCGTGGGGTGACACTATCGCTGAATGTGTCCTCGAGAAGCTGGCTCCTTCGCACACTTACGTAATATTTAAATATCCGGAGTAAAAATGCACCGTATCGATACGTCTACTGCGCAAAAAGACAAATTTGGCGTTGGCAAGAATGGTTTTACAGGTGGTAACCCCCAGACAGGAGAGCTTCCGACAGCTCTTGATGCCCCTTTCTTTGATTCGTTACAAGAGGAGTTGAGTGCTGTAATTGAAGCCGCAGGGATTTCGTTAAAAAAGGACGACAATGCCCAGTTATTGCAGGCCATACGAGGGATGATAACAAATCTGGCGCTGGGTACGGCATCTAAAAGAAATGTAGGAACTGGCACCAACCAGCTCCCTGATATGAGTAGTTTTACCTCAACACTCAACACTCCGGGAGTTATGCGCTTTCCGGGTGGTTTCACCATCATGTGGGCTCTGGGTGGCACTGACTCAGCAGGGGTAGCAAACACCGCCATGCCGGCATCGTTTCCAAACGCTTGCCTCGGGGCTATTGCCATTGAAAGGAACCCATATGCATGGGGGCAGGGGCAAACTTCAACGTTTGCAGTGCAAATAAATGCCTTAACAAAAACTAGTGTTCAGGCTCTGGGCCGACAAATAAGCGCGGGAACTGTTTCCGCTACTTCAGGTGTTGGTTGTCTTGTCCTTGCGTGGGGTTATTAATGAAAATCTATTTTGATAATGGCGCTTTTTATCTGGACACAATCAATGATGACATTCCGGATGTAGCAATTGAGATATCGCAACAAACATATGATGCGATGTTTGAGGGACAGGCGAACGGGCAAATGATTACAACAGGCCCGGATGGTGCTCCGCTATTAATGGATAAGCCATTACCGAGTCATGAGGTAATGGTAGAAATTGCTGAGCAAAACAGGCAGTCGCTTATCGACAGTGCGATGCAGTCAGTAGGCGTATTGCAGCTGAAGCTGCAGGCGGGAAGAAACCTTACAACAGCTGAAACTGCAAGGCTGAATGCGGTGCTGGATTATATCGATGAAGTTAACGCGGTAGATACATCGTCCGCCCCCGACATAACCTGGCCAGAAAAGCCTTGATTAAAAAAGCCCCGGCGACGGGGCAGAGGTATACCGCGCCGATCTGAGCAG